AGAGTTAAACCTATAGGTGGTCGTTTTTTATTGATGGACAAAATGTTTCATGCAGGTCAACCACCTATATTAAGTAAAAATAGAATGTCTCTTAACTATAATTTAACAGGTGTTTTATAATCATGAAAAAAATACAGTTTGATGATTGTATTTGTCATAGTAATATAAAAAATCATTTTAAAATAAAAAATGAAATTTTATCTGAAATTGATAAATGTAATGATGATAATTTAAATGCTGTTGACTCATATCATACAGATAGCATTTCCAAACTAGATTGGGATAAGTCTAGTGACACTGAAAGACCTTGGGTTAAAATATTTTTGCCAGAGTTTTGTGAAGATGTAAAAGAAATAATTTCAAGTATGTGTTATAATAGAATCAATATAAAACAAATGTGGTATCAACAATACTTAGAGGGTGATACTCACGGTTGGCATATTCACGGTCAACATTATACTGGAGTTTATTATCTTGAATTTCCCGATGGATGTTCTAAAACAGAAGTTTGTTCTCCTTATAATTTAAAAATAAAACAAATTGATGCAGTTGAAGGAGACTTGATTGTATTTCCTGCACATTTTATTCATCGAGGATTACCGAATAAAAAAATTAGAAAAACTATTGTATCTTTTAATTTTGATGTAATCGCTAACACAAATGATGGATTACCTGCTTTAAATCTTAACTATTTAAATAAATGAAAACAGTAAAAATCTTACCTCAAAAAATATTTAATTTTAAGTGTAAATCAAAGTTAATTGAAGAAACTTTGACAATTTTGAAAGAAGAAAAGATTAGATATGATGGGAGAGAAGAATGGAAAGTTCTTCAAACTGATAATACAAGACTTAATAAAGATCCAAAATACTCTGAAATACATAAATGGGTTCGAGAGTGTTTGAACAAAGTTAAAGATGAGATGAATTTTAGATGTGATAGAATTGAAATCACATCATCTTGGGGAAACGTTGCAAGTGAAAATCAATGGCATTGGACTCATTCTCATCCAAATTCATTTATGAGTGCGATTTTATATCTTACAGACTCAGATGCACATACTTGGTTTAGTATGGATAATTTTTGGACAGGCAGTAATAATAATCTTCAATATCCAGCTAATACATCCAACATAATTAAATTAATATATGAAGAGGATAGTGATAATCTTGTAATACATAAACAACCAACTGTTGCGGGTGACTTAATAGTATTTCCATCAACATTGGTTCATAGTGTTGATTCACATACAATAAAAGAACACAATAGATATTCACTATCATTTAATGCTTATCCTTGTGGATTGATTGGTAATATGGAACGTAGTAGTGGAATTATGCTTGAGGTATTGTAATGGAATTAAAAGATTGGTTAAATTCAATTAACCAAACAAAGAAAAATTTAATAGATGAAGACCCCTCGATTGAGAAAGATTATCCACCATACATAATCAATCGTTGTTTCTCTGGACACTTAGATGCAGTCCTTTTTGCAAACGAAATGAATAAGTATAATTTCTTACCAAAGCGGATGCAATACGACTTTTATATAAATACTCTCAGAACTAAGAAGAGATTCTCTCCTTGGCTTCGTAAGGATATGATTAAAGACCTTGATTATGTAAAACGTTATTATGGTTATAGTAACGAAAAAGCAAAACAAGCTTTAAAAATTCTGACAAAAAAACAACTCAACTTTATAAAATCTAAATTTGATACTGGAGGAGCGAAATGAGTGTTGTTAAAGAACCTGAAGTGGCATGGTCTCCCGACCAAATGATTGAAGTTACATTAAACGAACCAGATGATTTCCTAAAAGTCAGAGAAACTCTCACAAGAATTGGTGTAGCAAGTAGAAAAGAAAAGAAGATATATCAAAGTTGTCACATACTTCATAAACAAGGAAGGTATTATCTTGTCCACTTTAAAGAACTTTTTGCTCTTGATGGAAAACACGCTAACCTTACTTCTAATGATGTTCAGCGTCGCAACCGTATTGCTCAGCTTCTTGCTGATTGGGGATTGGTTGGTGTGGTCGATGTAATAAGAATACAAGATATTGCACCTTTAAATCAAATTAAAGTATTATCATACAAAGACAAAGGAGATTGGATATTAGAAACAAAGTACAATATTGGTGCTAAAAAGAAGAAAGAAGAAGGGGAGGGTTGACACCTCCTTTTTTTGTGCTATACTATATTTGTTGGACGCAACATGGGAGTGACTGAATAAACTTACTGGCAACCGCTGGTTAAGGTGATGAGACACAGGTGGTGCTGCTGCTCGCAAGGGTAGAACCGATCAACCAATCGGGTCTCAGGCAATAACGTATTTACTTACTGTAGTAATGCCCGTTATTTGTTGGTACACAGGAATCCAACCTCCCTCTTTATTATTCCTAATTGAATAATTATGAAGGTGTGTGGTTATTACCACTGCCTTTTTTTAATATGAAGAAATTTATTTTTGACGTAGACGGAACTTTAACAGAAAGTCGAAAACAAATGGACATAAGTTTTATGTCTGAGTTTATAATTTTTTGCTGCAAATTTGACACCTACTTAGTCACTGGAAGTGATAGAGATAAAACAGTAGAACAAGTAGGACTTGATGTATATAATCGTGCGAAAAGAGTTTTTAACTGTTCTGGTGCAGACATATATGAAAAAAATTTTAATATTTATAAATCTGATTGGAAATTACCTGATGATGTAAAAAGATTTTTACAAGACGAGTTGGATTATAGTCAGTTTCCTTTAAAAACAGGAAATCATATTGAAGAGAGAGCAGGTGGTGTAAACTTTAGCATCTTGGGTAGAAACGCATTATTTGAAGAGAGAGAAATATACCAAGAATGGGACGAAATACACGATGAAAGAATTGATATTGCAGATAGAATTAAAAGTCAGTTTCCTGATTTAAATATTCAGATAGGTGGACAAACAGGATTAGACATATCAAATGGTGATAAAAGTCAAATACTAAAATTTTTCAGTCCCTTTGATGAAATACATTTCTTTGGTGATATGATGGAAGAAGGTCAGAATGATTATCCTTTAGCGAAAGCAGTAAAGGAATGGGGTGGTTATCCGCATACGGTAAAAAACTGGGAGGATACCCGAACTCAACTTAAAAAATTTGTAGTATAATTAGTAATGTCGCCTTCGGGGACACAATTTACACTCGCTTATTTAAGGAGAACTATGAACTTACAAAAGTATCACACTGCTAATCTTCCAGAGTTAATGAAGATTATTTCTAAGAATGGAATCGGTATGGACGATTACCTAGATCGTTTTTTCAATTCTTATGAAACCACAACAAATTATCCACCCTACAATCTTATTCATGTAAATAATGTTGAGTCTGTGCTTGAGATTGCTCTTGCAGGATTTGGTAAAAAAGAACTTAAGGTTTACACTGAATATGGAAAACTTATTGTCGAAGGATCCAAAGAAACTAAAGATACAGGATCCGAGTATGTCCATCAGGGACTGGCTCAAAGAAGTTTCACGAGAGAATGGGCACTTTCAGAAGACGTTGAAGTCAGAGAGGTTCAATTCAAAGATGGACTTCTTACCGTTAAGTTGGGTAAAGTAGTTCCAGAACATCATGCTCGTAAAAACTATCTCTAAATATATTGAGTTCGAGATGGAACTTAGGGATCTTGACGGATCCCTTTTTTTTATATATAATAAGTAAATATACTTAGTCACATGAATCACGCTGCCTTTCTTGCAATCATTGGAATCTATCTAGTTTGCACTCCATCAATTAGCTCATATATTTTTGCTTGACTATTCTTTTGTTTATGATATAATTAGGTGAGGAGATAATTTATTATGTCGATAAAAGTCGCAGTGCTTCAATCAGGTGAACAAATCATCGCTGAAATGAAAGAGATTGTATCTGAAGATAAACCCATTGCATACTTGTTTAATCAACCTCATAAGGTTGTGTTGAATAATCAAATAGTTTTATCTGAGAGTAAAGATAAATCCTCAGTTGAAGTGACTCTTGCAAAATGGATATTAATATCTGACGAGGATGATATACCCGTGTCAGTTAATCAAGTAGTAACTTTAGTTGAACCAGTTGCAAGTATAAAGAAAATGTATGAGGAGAAGGTAAATGGATCAGATTATTAAATGTCTATTACTTAAGAATGGTGATATCATAATATCACAGATTATGGAAGTTGATACAGAACTCGGTGGCCCTGATTGTAAGTTGATCAGACCATATAAAATGGTTGTATCTTCTGATGAATATAAATTAGAAACTTGGTTGGATTTTACATCACAAACTGAAATGATGATACATTCTGATAGTATTCTTACCATAGTTACCCCAACTCCTGCTATACTATCTGAGTACCTTGAGTTGATTGCCTAATGAGATTCTATACTAATGTTCAATTAGTTGGAAATAATTTTTTAGTTCGTGGTTATGAGAATGGCAAACATTTCATGACGCGAGAGACTTTTTCTCCTACTCTTTTTGTTCCTGCAAAAAAGAAGACAAAGTATAAAACTCTTACAGGTGAGTCTGTTGAACCAATCAATCCCGGTTCAGTTCGTGATTGTCGTGAGTTTTTTAAGAAATATGATGGTGTACAGAATTTTGATATCTATGGAAATGACAGATATATCTACCAATACATCTCAGAGATGTATCCAGAACCAGAAGTTAAGTTTGATATAAGCAAAATTAAATTAACCACTCTTGATATTGAGGTCAAGTCAGAGAATGGATTCCCTGATGTAGAATCTGCTGCAGAAGAGATACTTCTTATATCAATACAAGATTACAATACAAAACAGATTCGTACTTGGGGTCAGGGTGGATTTGATAATAAGCAAGAGAATGTCATATACAGAGGTTTCAAT